GAGAAGTTTAAGCTTATGCCAGAAAGCTTAGAAGAGCGGTTAAATGACATTGTAATCAATCAAGAGGTAAGCTCATATGCTAAGACCAATAAGTACTTACAGGCCCTTAAATGATTACCAGAGTAGCAAATTTCAGCAGCTCAAGCGCGCATAGATTAATAGGCGCAGGTAAGCGACCAATGACAAAGGACGAACTAGCCGCGCGACCTAAGAAGGGAGTCGGTAGTTCAGTCAAGCAAATTGAAGATCCTAAGATATTAGGCACGACTACGCTATCTTATATCAAGGAGAAGGTAAGAGAGGAAAAACTAATGAGATCCTTAGAAAGTGAAAGCCACGCAAGACCTTTAACTTGGGGCAAGGTCATAGAGCGTTATGTTTTCGAGCGCAAGTTAGATATGAATTACCGCGATGGCAACCAACAAGGCCGAGTGGAACATAAAACCATAGCACGCTGGAACGGCATTCCAGACGCTTTACGGGCTACGATAGATAATAACATAGTGGGAGATATTAAATGCCCGTGGAGCTTAACAGCTTACTGTGATACAGTCGAAGCAAAAAACGCGGGGCTTGATGTTTACAAAGTAGATAAGGCAGAGAACTACTGGCAGTTAGTTAGCAACGCTTGCCTACTTGAGAGCAAACTAGATATTGAATTTGACCAAGGCGAGAGCATTATTTACGTGCCTTATGCTAGTGAACTGCCAGACATTAGAGATTGGATTAGTCAGGACTTTGTACCAGAAGCCGAGGGGTTAACGCCTTTCTTATGCGAGTGGATCTATAATCAAATAGTCGGCTTTCTTACGGACGGTCAAGAGCCTAGTTTTCCCTACCTAATGGATGCATCAGAATATACCAATTTAACCTCCTGGACTTTTGATATCCCGCAAACAGACAAGGAACTATTAACCTCTCGCGTAGAGATGGCAGTGAAGGAACTTAACAAACAATTAAATAACAAGTAATGGAAAAGACAGTTAAAGAGTGGTTCGAAACAATCGAAGACCCAGAAATCAGAGCGAACGCAATAGCTAATACTAGTCGTGATCGACTTGAATTATTAAGCCCTTCATTAGTAAGTAGCTTATATAATGCTTTTACATGGGGTTTGTCGCTAGAAAAGCACAAATACTGGGAGGATTTTACAGCTACACTAAACAACAAATAAATGAACAACACAATACTAGACCACGTTCTAACCGTGGTTTGCAAATCGTACAAGGTAAGCCGCGATGACATGACCGCAAAGCAAGACGCAGGCCGAGGCGGGAACGATGACATAACTAAGGCCAGGGGTGCTTATATGTTTATAAGCTCAGAGATTGGTATATCCGGAGTGGTTGCTTCTAAGTACATAGCCCTAAACAAAGGGAACGCGAGTACGTACCGGACTAAGTTTATACTGAACGCGGACGACGTACTTAAGCAAAGATTGAGATTAGCTATTAACCGAAAATTGAAGTAACGGATTATGAAATTTACAAGTAAAACATCATGGGGTGATATTGACTACACAGGTAGATCAAAAGGATTTATATTTGAATACACAACTACGGGTAATGGAGACTACTATTGTGTAGTGAATCACAGTAAAAAGGATATTCGATTTAATTCTTTATGGGAAGAGATAGTTTTTCCAACAGAAAAAGAAGCACAAGAATGGTGTGAAAATTGGGATTACAAAAAGCACAAATGTCTAGGAAATGATATTGATTAACCGAAAATTAAAGTAAGATGAAACTATTAAAAGAAACACCCCTAAAATACGAATGGCATACTGAATATTTGTGCGGCTTAGTGGTGAGCGGAGGATGGGCTACAAGGGCCGAAGAGCATAAAGAATTTATAAATACAAAAATAGGAAAATACATATTAAAGTTAGAGTCAAAGATAAAAAATTAATTCTAAAAAGTGTTAGTAAACATTAAAACGATAAATTATGATAGAAATAATAAAGTTTGCCTTAAGTGGCCTGTGGGAATTTGTAGGATTTGCAATACTGTTTAATGGTGCTGCATACTTCTTAGTAAATGGATTGCTTAGAATATGGACTAGGCTAATGAGAATGGTAATGGTAAGTAAGCACGGATGGCCACCTAGCCACCTAGACGCTGATGGTGATTGGAAAAACAACACACCATGAAACAGCAAACAAAAACCGCAATAATGATAACCACCTGCACCCTGTTATCATTCCTTTCCGCGTACTTTATCGCAATCGAGAGCGGGAAAATTAACCCATTAGTGAACGCCTTTATTATTTACGGGGTGTGTTTATTATTGGGATTAGCTGCGGGGTTTGGGGCCGTTGCTTTATCTTTGATTATTGCACCGATTAAACAATTTAAAAACTAGATCAAATGAGCAACATAGACTCTTTATTAAACCATAAGCACACAACTGAGCTTTCTATTAAAAAAAGAAAGGGAATAGAAAAGGAGTTAATAGGTACAATAATTCCTCACCAAGGGCATACTCTATGGGAAATAGACAATATTTCTAAATCAATAAAAGAGGCACGAATTACAAACACTAGCTATAAATTTGGCGTTGTAAATAATCAAGAGATAATTACTGAAGAGGGTTACACCTACGTTTCAGCGTTAAATAAAAAAAGCGCAATCAATAAATTTAAGAAAGGGCGCAACGGAAGCAAGCTATTATAAATTTTAACAAATAAATTATGAAAGCATTACACTATTTAGGGATGGTAATAGGACTAGCATCAATGGCTTTGGGTTGCCTTTGGTTTGGTTGGAAATTATCGTTAGTTATATTTCTCGCCTTATGGGGTCAAAATATGTCAAAAAAACAAACAATTAAATAACAAACATGGAAATAACAGGAATCATTAAGCGCATCTCTAAAACGATGGAAGTAAGCGCCCAGTTTAAGAAGCGCGAGGTCGTAATCACCACAGCGGAGCAGTACCCGCAGCAGATCAGCATAGAGTGCCATCAGGACAAAGTAAGCCTGTTAGACGGGCTTAGTAAAGGGCAGGAGGTTACGATCGGCATTAATATTAGAGGCAGAGAATGGACATCCCCACAAGGCGAGGTTAAGTTTTTTAATACCATAGTCGGTTGGAAAGTTGACAAATCAAGTCAAGCGCCTGCACCTAGTCAACCAGCAGCACCAGCACCTTCAATGGCTCCGCTTGCTAATGATGAAGATGATGATCTTCCTTGGTGATTTTAACTTTAAATAAACAACATGAGTAAAATAGAGGAATTAGCACTAGAAGCCTACCCTGAGAAATGGGTAACAGTAGGTGACAACCGTGAACAATGGGATGAAAACAAACAATATAGAGAATGTTGGATAGAGGGCTATAGTAAATCTAATAGTACTGAACGTAAAAGAGAAATGCTAGAAGCTTATACTAAAATAGTAGCGGAGCATTATACGCATCATTTTTTCGCGGACGCAATAGAGGAAAGTATTAATCATTTCTTAGCAGAGCAACCATGATATACTTATCATTTTGATCGTAAAGCCTAAAAAATGCAGTGAGTGCGGAGGGGGATTCAAACCTTTCCGCACTACTCAATCAGTCTGCAGCACAGCTTGCGCAATTAAAGACGCAGCAACTAAGGCCAAGAAAAAGGAAGCTAAAGAGTGGAAGGTCGAGAAAGCGCGGAGGGTTGACAAAATGAAAACCAGGACGCAGAAGATAAACGATGTTCGGCCCGTATTCCAAAGATGGATTAGGCACAGAGACAAAGATCAGCCTTGTATTTCATGCGGTACCAAAACAGCTACTAAATGGGATGCTGGACATTATCTCAAAGCGGAACTCTACACGGGCTTAATCTTAAACGAGGTTAATTGTAATAAGCAATGCCAACGATGCAACCAATACGGTGGAGGCATGCAGGCAGAGTATCGCATAGGCCTAGTTAAACGAATTGGAGAAGCGGCAGTACTAGAACTCGAAAGCATTAAAGACGCGCTTAGAGTCTACAAATGGAGCGACGACGAACTAAGCGAAATCAAAAAGAAGTACACCGCGAAATTAAAAGAGTAATATTATAGGTGTAATTAAAATAATAGTATTACTTTGCACCCATCAAATAACAACAACGACTATGACAACTTACAAAGCAATAATTACAGAAACTACATCAGGACAAAAAGGGCAAATAATAGCTAACACAAAAAGCCCAGGCCAGTACAAGGGGATGACAAAAGAGCAATTCACAGAAGCTACCAGATATATTTCAGCTTTCACAATCGAAATAGTATAAATTTAATGATTGAGAAACTAAAAAAAAGACTTGAAAAAATAGAAAAAGAGCTAGACAAATGTAGAACTAGCTCTTTTATTGATGGATGGCAAACTCAAAGACACGCTAAAAAATCTCGTAAATGGGATATTTTGGCTCAACAAAAAATGAAGTTAATACAACGGATAAGTAATATTGAAGATGACAGTTAAATTAAAGGATATTAAAAAGTGATGATAAATAATTTTTGTGTATAGTTTTTGTGCTTTTCCTTTACATATAATTTAAACGTGTAAAGATTTTGGATAATATTATACACAACAACTAGAAACACACCCATGTAAAACCCAAACTAAGCGAAATCAAAAAGAAGTACACCGCGAAATTAAAAGAGTAATATTGTTGGTGTAATTAAAATAATAGTATTACATTGCACCCATCAAATAGAAACAAACATGAATAAATCAGATAGTAAAAAAACAGAAACCGAGCAATGCACTATACCAAGTGTTATAATTTCGGCTTTTTCTTGTAGATATACAGGAGTAAGGGACAGTAAGGGAAACAAAATAAATGAAAGTGATTTTATTGAAGACGCTTTAAACACTGGAAGAATTGGGCAGGTGAAATACGGGTTGTATTACAATTGTTTTGATAGAAAAGAAGTAAAAGAGTTTGGGGGTCACGTAGGGTTTTACGTTGATTTTGAAGAAGAAAAAACAAGGAAAGATTTGTATTATTGGGCTAAAAATTCAAAAGTAGTTCCTTTTTAGTGCTAAATTATAACACCCTTAAAAACTCCCCCATGCAGAACCCGACACAATCCCTCGCCACGATCTTAAACATCCTAGCGAACCCAGACCTAAGCCCAACCCAAACGGCTTTATTAATATACTTACACGCGCAGCCCCTTGACGAAATAATTACTAACTACACGATACTAGGCGAGGACACAAACCTAAACGAGTACACTATCCGGTTAGCTGTGCGCGAGTTGGTGCGCTTAAAGTACATGAAGAAGAAAACCCTGTCGAAGGTGGGGATCTTGATAAGCGAGTTTAGAGGGTAGAACAAACACCACAACAGCACCGAAAAACAATACCTAACACGAAAAAATACTAAGATGAACCAAGACCCAACAGCCTATCAAACCATAATTCAAAACCGAAAGCTAACCCCGATCCAGCGCATTATCTTGATCTACCTTAACACTCTAGAGGATGACTTTCTGGAGGGCAAGCTTAACGACTTAAGCATTAAGTTAGGACTCGGTAAGTCTGCGGTAATGGCTCAGACTCGAACTCTGCATGATATGGGCTACCTTGTACGCGAGAACGTCGGGAAGCCAGGAGAGAGGCACGGGATTAGGTTAAGCGATTTTAGACCGTAAATAATAAACACAAACAAAATGATAACTTATTTCAACGAAGCAGACCTTGTAAGTTTTGGCGCTTACTTGCTATCTGAAGAAAGACAAAGCCGAATTAGTGAAGTGAATAAGAACAATGTCACGGACGCGGATATCGCAAACTGGAAAGCGAAAACCAATGAGTAATAAAGACAACATCAAACCCGATCACTATCAATCCCCTATTGACGTGATTACATTCTGCCAAGCTAACAAGATGGACTTCTTGCAAGGGAACGTTATTAAGTACGTGGTAAGGTATAAGGCTAAGAACGGATTAGAAGACCTTAGAAAGGCTGAGGAATACATTATTCGAATGATAAAGGAATTTAATAATATTCCTAATTAAGTAAATTACTTGCTTGGTAATTAGTTCAATTAAATAAAATACCTTAGCACCTGAGAACTAATTATCTTGGGAATCATATACGTCAACATCTTAAACCTAGTATTCATCGGCAATAAGCTGATTGTATTAACCTTTTTCATCTTCACCTTTTATGTCAAAAAGAGAGAACCGCTATCGTTTAAACAACTATTTAGCAAAGCAACTAGGAATAGAACAAAATAAATGCGGGCGCTACACCTTAACGCCTGAGCAAGAGAAAGATTATGAGGCTATTAAAGAACTAAATAGAGGCTCAGTAGTAGACGAAGCAGTACAGCAAGGCGGGCTAAAAGATAACACTTGGAAAACTGCTTGGTTAAAAACAGATGACGTATCTGTTTATGTAAGGAATCCAGACTACAAAGAGGAAACCATTGACTACGACACACTGCGCCTTGATATGATTGAGGAGATGAAACAACTCTCGCCAGTCGTTAAGCAGTACAAGCGCAAGCCAATTACCGACCCGCATTGTTTAGTGCTTGATATTGCAGATCCTCACTTTGGTAAGCTCGCAACGGTAGGCGGCACGGGAAGTTTTTACAATGTAGATTTAGCAATTGAGAGGGCGATAGAAGCGTCTGAGGACTTAATAAACGCATCCAAGCCCTACAACATTGACAAGGTTTTCTTTATCATTGGCAACGATGTACTGCACACGGATAACACCACAGGCTCAACTACGAAAGGGACTAGCCAAAATATAGACGGGATGTGGTACGATAATTTTAAGATCGCAAGGATGGTTTACGCTCAGATTATCCAGCGCCTTACTTCTATTGCACCGGTTCACGTAATACACTGCCCATCAAACCACGACTATATGACTGGGTTTATGTTAGCCGATAGTATTAGCTGCTTCTTTCATGCTAATAAAAACGTAACTTTTGATGCGAGTAACCGCCACCGAAAATACACCACGTACGGTAAGAATTTACTGGCATTTTCTCACGGTGACGGGGCTAAAGTTGATCAAGTGCCTTATCTTGCAGCACACGAGGAACCTCAAATGTGGGCAGATACAATTTACCGATATTGTTTTTTACATCACATTCACCACAAGGAAGTATTTAAGTTTCGCAGCGGTAAGGACTTTATCGGAATGACAATCGAATACCTACGAAGCCCAAGCGAGGCAGACCAATGGCACGCGGATAAGGGATTTGTAGGCGCTAAGATTGCAATCGAGTCATTCATTCACCACCCGACTAAGGGACAAGTAGCAAGACATACGCACAATTTTTAAACAACCACATGGACTTAAAGAAAATAATTATTCAAACTCTAAATGAGTATGAATTTGGTGACAACTTAAAAAACGGTGACTACATTAGAGGCGTTAAGAAAATGTACTTTAATAATGTAGCGGAAACTATAATTAATAAATTAGCAGAAACCGAGACGTTAAATAAAGGTGAAGGGTTATGCAACGTATTACATAGCACTGACTTTAATGGTAAATGTTTTAATTGTAATTTACAAGTATTTACAAGAGAACCTAAAGTATAATTTTCAAACCACCACATGGAATCAATCCAGAACATCACAACCAACCCAGACCTCTCACCAATCGACAAAGTAATCTTGTGCTACTTAAACAGCTTAGAAGTCACGGAGCTAGACACAACGCTAAAGGCACTCAGCTACGAGTTAGGGATTGCGAAACCGACTTTGTACCAAAACATTTACCACCTCCAGGACGCGGGATATTTAGTGTTTAATAAAATCTACGGAGCTGGAATTATTTTAAGTAATTGGGAAACGTAAGGAATAAAGCAGTATATTTGCAGGGTTAGCTGATCTCACAGTATAAGCTACACGAAATTATTTAAGCCTTATTAAGAACGCAGACGTGAGATCCTGCCGACTTAATAAGGCTTTTTACATTTAACAGGTATCTGCTCCTTAATGCAGTTAGAAATATGGCTAAAATGGCTTTAAAGTTTATCGGTAATACTGATATCAGCAACTATCAATTAATCGAAGTATTTGCTACAGGTTCGGATGCGATTTTTATTTCTATTGAAGATAGAGAAGGAAGGGATGAAGCATTTATTGAATTAGATTTATCCACTGCAATTAGATTTGACAAAGAACTAAGAAAGCAAATAGGACTTATAAAAAACCAAGGGTAATGATCGGATGGATAAAGCTTCATAGATCATTAATTAATTGGGAGTGGTACGACGATCACAACGCCACAAGGTTATTAGTTCACTTATTAATTTCAGTTAATTACGAGGATAAGAAATGGAAAGGCCAAGTAATAAAGGCTGGTTCTATGGTGTTATCTTGGGATACATTAGCGGCCAGTGTTCACTTATCAGCACAGCAAGTAAGGACAGCAATGGCAAAGCTTGAGAGCAGTGGAGAAGTAACACGCCAAGCAACAAACAGAAATCAGCTTGTAACTCTAGTGAAATGGGAAGATTTGCAGAGTAAAGAGGCACTAGATAACAGGCCAAGCAACAGACAAACAACAGGCAAACAACAGACAGATAACAGACAGATAACAACAACTAAAGAAGAGAAAGAAAATAAAGAACCTAAAGAAGTTAAGAATATAGAGGATCGCAAATTAAAATTTGCTCATACCCTAGAACCTTTTTTAGAGCAATACGGCAAGGATATGATTAACAAATTTTATTCTTATTGGACTGAGCCAAATAAAAGCAATTCAAAATTTAAACAGGAATTGCTAAAAACTTGGAGCTTATCGCATCGGCTTGCAAATTGGGACTCTAATAATTTTAATAGCAAACCAGTCGCAAAGAGAACCGGTAAAGATGTATTTTTAGAAACTTTTTATAACACAGACGAATAATGGCAAACATTGAAAAGTTAAAAAATCAAAGCTCTCTTGCGTTATTTAATCCTAGCAAACAACTAAGCACTCAAGAGGATTTAGATAAGCTAAACATCAAGGACGTGCAAGCAATGGAGGTTTTATCTGCCCGACTCCAGAACACACTTCGGAACGAACTCGACAAGGATCTGAAAAAAGTTATCGCGATGGAATGTTACAAAGCCGTTGAGCGATTAGGGCAAAACAACCTGGACGAGCAAAGGGCGAATCTGATTCAAGAAGATGTGATGCGACATTTGCGGGCTAAGTGTTTCAACTGGACAACCCGCGAGTTATCGATTGCGTTCCGTATGGGGGCGCTAGGTGAACTTGGAGAGACTCCGCGACATCTTACCTCACAAACTATGATTGGATGGCTTAGAGGCTATGAAACGCAAACGAGAACGGCAGCGACTAAGGAACTCAAAAGAGCCACGCTAATAGCCTTAAGAAGTGAAGAGGTAGAAAGACAAGCAAACCCCAAAGAAATGCCAGCAGAACAAAAGAAAGAGGCTATAATGACCGCGTTCGACTCCTACAAGAACGGCCAAGTACTAGCGGGATCATTTATTTATCGGCTTTGTGTAGATCTCAAGATCCTGAACATTACAAAAGACACAGCTTGGCGATACATTCAGAGAGCGAAAGACGAAATAATGATCGAAGCTAAGGAGGCAATGATTAACCCGATCACAAAAGGGGCCGCTAAGGTGAAAATTGAGGAGGTTAAGCGGGTGGAGTTAGGCAAGTCTAACACGGTATCAGAGGCAATTAAAAACCGCGCTCAACTTCTATCGGTTAAGGATTATTTTGCGGAGTGTGTGGCTATTGATATGTCACCGATTGATTTAATGGAAACGAACTAAAAACAAATAACCATGAATAGAAAAGAACAATATAAAGAGTACAGAAATGCTTGGAACGAAACAAAGTTGAAAAGCCTAAATGCAGAACTTAAACACGTAAACAAATTAAAAGCTAAAATAGAATTAGAACTAGAGACTTTAATTACACAGCTTAAGGAACTAAAAACAACTTAACATGAATTTACACAAAGGAGATTGTTTAGAAGTAATGAAGACGTTTGAAGATAATAGTATTGATGCGATTATCACAGACCCGCCCTATGGAACTACGCAATGCAAATGGGATAACGTTATAGATTTTAAATTAATGTGGGAGCAGCTAAATAGGATTATAAAACCGAATGGTGCAATAGTTTTATTTGGTAGTGAGCCTTTTAGCTCTGCTCTAAGAATTAGTAATATTAAGAATTATAAGTATGATTGGATTTGGCATAAAAATCAAGGCAGTGGACATCTTAACGCCAAAATAATGCCTATGAAATACCATGAAATAATTAGTGTTTTTGGCAATAAAATAAATTTTAATCCTATTGGTGAGGAATACGCTAAAAGCACTATTAAAAGAATCCCTAAAAATAAAGAATATAGAGAAAATTTAAAGGAATATACTGGAGATCAAGTTTACGGAAAATTTAAAGACATAAAAAGGCTTTATGTTAAGAAAGAAGGAAAAAGCCCGTCTTCAGTGCAATTTTTTAAAACTGTAAGCGGAACTGAAAAACAAAAAGTAAAGCACCCGACACAAAAACCATTAGATTTAATGGAGTACCTAATTAAAACCTATACAAATAAAAACGAAATGGTTTTAGATTTTACCATGGGAAGCGGTAGCACTGGCGTAGCTTGCGTAAACACAAACCGAAACTTCACAGGTATAGAAATGGATGACGCTTATTTTGAGATCGCAAAGAACAGGATCGACCAAGCACAACTAACAATGTTTTAACTCCATGACCAACCCCAACGAAACCCAGCAGACCCACTTTAACGAACTCCGAACCCTTGGCGTAGCGTTTACCGAGTACGGCATCTACTCCTTAACCGTTGGCCAATACGCTGCAATACAAGACGCGAGCCAGTGCATTGAATGTTTCGAGGGTGACAGAGTGGAGGGGTATTTCGATCTGCTCAAGGTTAAAGCGAAAAGGTACGGATGGAAATAAATAAGTAAAAAAGTATTGCTATGTAAAATATTGGTTTTATATTGCGGTCATCAAATAAGAACAAAACATTATGCAAACATTCGACAACAACACGTTTAAAAACACAAACCTATCACCAACTCAGAAAGGAATATTATTCTACCTGCTCAGTCAAGAAGGAGATGTTATTGCGGGAACTCCTAGTGATTGGAGCCGTGTATTAGGCTTTAATAAGTCTCAAACATTACGTCATTTTACTGACTTACATGAAATGAGCTTGATTGTACGTGAAAACATAGTGTTAGATGACGATACAGATATGATTAAAATAAGCAATTTTAGAGGTTAATTATTTAATAACAGCAAGCACTATGATACTATACGCAACCAGACACCAGTTCAAACTCTACAAGCTAGACACAGAGACGCGGGTGCTTATCACAGATATGCATTGCCACACCTTAACCGAGACTATTCCAAAAGATAAGCTTCATGGATTAATTACAGGAATGACTGTTTACTCCACAGTATTAGGAGAGGAGAACTACAAGCAGAAACTAGAACTATTAAAACGATAACTATGACCACACAACAACTACAAGCCCGACACGAAAAAGGCGAGAGAATACTAGACATGATTAAAGGGGCGGAAAATAGCCTAGACTTTAAAGGGGACACGCTAAGAAATTGGAAAAAAGATTGCACGGGATTCAATACAATAATAGAACAGATGGAAAACCGCATCGACATCACCACCCGCGCACTTTCCCGATTAAGAAGCTACTACTACTCCACTATGGAGATAGTCCCAACCGAAAGCATTGAGGAGATAGCTAAGGAAGTAGCTAAGGGGATAGAAGTATTTAATAGAGAAGATTCTTTTATACAAGGTGAGACATTTGAAAGCGATGAGTACCGCTTAGAGTTTGAGTTTATACCTCATTTTTTCGATAATAAACTTGAGGAGGTTTCAAGCGTCCAGATTTTTGAACTCTACCACAACCGCAGAAAGTACAGCGCGGAGGAGATAGACGGTCTTAAGCTATTACTATTGGAGGAGCTGACTAGGAAGGGGAAGGGTTAATTAATTTAAATAACTTACCATGAATATAAAAGACATTAGAGTTAGAAAAGTAGTGATTAAGAAAAAGAAAAAATTTCTATGGCGAGAATACACAGAAACAATTGATATTAGTAACGTCTTAGAGGTAAAGTATCAAAATGACTGGGTAAAATTAAATGTTTTAATAGACGAAAAGTTTATTTAATAAATAGACCCGTCAAGGTATAAAAGTATGTTAAACCAATATTACCAACAACAACAACACAAAAACATGAACGACAATCAAAAAGAAATGAAAAAGCAAACAACAACACAACATGCTAATACACGCAAAGAGCTGCTATCTTTTTTAGATTGGCACTATGAGGACAATGTTGCTGACAAAAAAACAAAAGAAACAATAATAGATACATACCTAAGTAAAACAACCACTGACATGACCGAGAATCAAAAAGAAATGCACAAGCAAATCAAGCGCCTAGAGCTGTGTACTATAATCTTATCTATTTGCTATGGAGTAATAATATTAATCTTAGCTCATTACTTTACCAATGAGTAAAAAGATATAGAACAATAAATATAAAATAAATAGCAACCCGATAAAAGACAGTTGGCGGTGTGGTCGGAAGATGGGTAGGAAATTAATCACGTAAGCCTTATTCCTAGCTATTTATTTTTATATGTCACTTTGTGTAATACAAATTTTTAACTAAAAAATTTAATAAAAATGAAAGCACTTATTATTATAAACACAATATTACTCTTGTATATTATAATCCCTTTAAAGGTTATACCATATTTAGGAAAATTTACAATTCATATAAAAAGAACAACATGGGAAAATAAATCATTTGGATTTTATATCTTTAAATGGTATCATAAGCATGGTACTAGCCCTAATCATGGAATACCTATTTTTCAGTTTAATTGGAGAAATGCTGATAATACTAAAAAAATTAAAAAAGTAATAATACACAAAACAGCACAACACATAAAAAAATGAAAAACAAAAAAGAAGACGGAGATATGAGAGAAGAAATGAGGAGAGATGAAGAATTAATTATGATAGGAATTCAATGTTTTGCCGTAATACTGTATTTTTTAGTTGACTGCTTTACTAATGGTTAAGAAAATATACTCCACAACCATAGACAGCAAGACATTCTTTATCCTATCATCCGGCAAGGATGAAGCGATAAACTACCTTGCATCTATTATCGGTCATACCGAGGTTAGAAACTTCGCCAACTTGGAGAACCTGCACCCAAACCATTGGGATAGACATTACATTACAGACCCTTTTACTTTCTCCTTTGATATGGATATACCAGACGAAGAGAAAGACCTTTACAGCAACTGCGAGTTAATAATTGAATCATTCACGCAATACGCAGAGAGGGAAGTAGGGCCGCAAATTATTAAAACTTTAGAGGTATGAAAGCAAAAGATAAAATTTCAACTACACCCGATATTCTTTTACCACGTTTAAAAACTCACTACGCACCATATGGGATATGGAGTGCTAAAACATATTGCGGTAGATACTGGACAACCGACGTGAAGCATAGGGGATTGATGGATGAGGTAACTTGTAAAAGATGCTTAGAGCTTCTTTAGCGCACCTTAAGAACCACCCCCACCAATAAAACAAGCACAACACCAAAAAAGAACAATGACACAAGAGAACCAAATAGAATATTTCCGCAAGGCCATAAAGCTTTACGCCTCCTTACAAATCAGCCTAGAACTATGCACCGACATAAAGAACAGCCCGTTTGTAAAGAACAGCCTCAAAGCAAAGATCAACAACCTAGAGAAGCAACTAGAGCTAGACATTAGACCGTATGTAAATAAGCTTTACGATAAGGACGAGGAAGCGTTTCAAGTAATCCAGAACTCAATCGAAATGATTCGGGATAATTCACTGGAGGAAATAGTTGATCGGGCGATAGAAATGAGTAACTTAGCAGAAACAAATTAAACACTATGATTTCAAAAGACAAACAGTACAAGACAAGACAAGGGCAAGAGGTGAGGATTTATTCTATTGATGGATATGGTTTTTTTCCTATACACGGAGCATTTTTGAATGATAATGGTTGGGTAGTATGTAATTGGGGAGAAGATGGTATGATATATGCCTCAAGAGAGGCTGCTCTCGACCTAATCGAAATAGTGCCAAAAGTAAAAGTATGGATAGAGTATTATCTAGATAGGTATGGTAATTTTTGTGTACAGCATCATAAAGAAGAAGAAGAATATTTTCGACTAAAGATAGTAGGTAAACAATACTCTAATCTTACCCACCTCAAACTAGATGTATTCGAGTACGAACCAAAACCAGAAACGAAATGAGAGAAGCAATAAGCAAAATTTTATTACCGCTAGCAATAGCTTTATTTGTTAGTGTATGGATGGTTATACTTGTAACACCTTTAATAGTTACACCACCATCCACCCCAACCCTCTACGAATGCCCTTGCGAGTGTGAAGAAATAGTTAAGGACAAACCAAAACCAGAAACGAAATGAAAGACCTACACCCAAGTTTATTAATATTTATACCTGCTATATTTTTAATTTCTATGGTTGGCTACTTGGTATCAAGACAACCACCAGAACCCACCCCAACGCTCTACGAATGCCCTTGCGAGTCCGAAGAACTAATCAAGGACGTAGTAAGGCACACGAACAAAGACGGCATGAAGTCCGTAACCACGTTTGTAGATGTGAAGGGGTGCTTAATTGTAAAAGAATAAGAGATGAAAGATAAAAAAATTAAGATATCTACATTACCAATGCAGGGTATGACAGAAAAAGAGAAAAGCGAAGTCATATCGGGATTTACTAAATTAACAGGTGTTCATTGTATTGCTTTGTTTAAATCTCTAGGTTTAGAGACGGGTTTCGAATGTGAAGTAATGGACTTTAAAACAAAGCAGGTTTACCAACTATCTTTTAAACGTATAACAAAATGAAAACAATAGACAAACATAAATTAGAAATCACCGATGAGCAAACGTTAAGAATAAAAGGCTTTAATGGATTTCTAAAAGTAGCAGAGCAAAATGGTTATTTGTTTGTATGGTTCTTAATGAATTTAAATGACTCAAACATCTATACATATAGAATTAGCGTAATTGGGGCGGGTGAACCAATAAATAAATCAGGCATACATCAAGGAAGCCACCTCGACAGCGTTGTAATGAGCGACGGAAGGGCATGGCATGTGTTTGTTGATTAATCTATAATTCAGTATATTTGCCTTATGCCAGCAGGAAGACCAAGTACTTACGATTTTGAAATATGCAAAGAGATTTGCAATGAAGTAGCAGACGGAAAAAACATTAAAGCCGTTTTATCCTCTCAAGATAAGTACCCAGTATGGTCAACTTTTAGGATATGGAAACAAGAGCATATTGAATTATCGGCCCTGTACATAGGATCTATTCAGGATAAAGCCGAATCTGTAGATGAACAGATAGATAATATTATGAAGGAAGTTCACGATGGGACAATAAAACCAGACGTAGCTAATGTAATGATGCAGACCTTGAAATGGAAAGCGGCAAAGTACTACCCTAAGATGTTTGGGGATAGTAAAGCGGTAGACATAACGACTAATGGGGAATCTTTAAAGGCCCCGATAGATTGGACTAAGTGAAACTAATTAAGGAGTACAAACCATTATTTAACAACCCGCCTAAAACTAGATACTTTTTCATTACTGGAGGGCGTGGATCGGCTAAGTCGTTTCATGTCGCTCTTTTTTTGGTTAACCTACTTTATGAAGCAGGGCATGTAATACTGTTCACACGTTGGACAATGGTATCTGCTCACATTTCAATTATTCCTGAGTTCTTAGAGAAGCTTGAACTGCTCGGAATTATGGATCATTTCGAGATAACGCAAAACGAAATAATACACAAGACCACAGGTAGCCGAATAGTATTTAAAGGCATCAAGACAGGGCAGGGGACAGCTACAGCAAACCTAAAATCTATTCAAGGGGTGACAACATGGGTACTTGATGAGGGCGAAGAGATGCACGATGAGGACGTATTCGATAGGATCGATTTATCAGTAAGAACAAAGAACACGCCTAACAGAGTGATAGTAATAATGAACCCAAGCGATAGGGAGCATATGTTATTTAAGAAGTTCAGCCCTGAGAACGCACGAAGCGATACGACATACATACATACAACCTACCTGCATAACTTAGATAACCTAAGCAAGAGTTTTATAGAGCAAGCAGATAGAACTAAAGCGGTAAACATTGCAAGGTTTGAGCATTTGTTTTTGGGTACATGGATAGATACTGAAGAAGGGCTATTATGGAACGCTGCACTAATTGAAGCAAACAGGGTAGACATGCCGCCTGCGCTTATTCGTAAAGTAGTAGCAATAGATCCCGCAATTACAGCAACTAAGAACAGTGACGAAACGGGCATTGTAGTATTAGGCATGAGTTCATCGCAAGTGGTTTATCTGCTATCAGATTACAGCGGAGTCTACACACCTAATGAGTGGGCGCAAGTAGCAAGGCAAGCATTTGAGGAGTATTCATGTGATTATTATATTGCGGAATCAAACCAAGGGGGCGACATGGTAGCGAGCAATATTAAAACCGTTGACCCAATGCAGAGAGTTAAGTTAGTGCGAGCAACTAAAGGCAAGCACGCTCGGGCAGAACCTGTTTACTCTATGTACGAACAGGGCAAGGTTAAGCACGTTGGCTACTATTCTAAACTAGAACAACAGATGAACAGCTGGAACCCATTAAACACAAGATACAGCCCCGACAGAGTAGACGCTTTAGTATGGGGCGTGACTGATTTAATACTGAGCAACACAAACCAGGGTACAAGCTCAAGCGGTATAATACCAAGACACAAAAGCAGAAGACTATAAAAATAACGATATGCAAAGAATCAGATTAGGAGGCTTTTTATTTTACGTTCCACAACGATGGAAAGATTTAACACCTAAGAAGCTAGACCAGTTATCAGCTACCAAACCAAACGAGATACGAAAGCGCGTACATATTCTGTGCGACCTTCCAGAGATTAAACTATCGGCAGAGGTTTACTTAGCCATTTACGAGATATGCAGCTTTATTGAGGAGATACCTGAGCTAGTACCGAACCGATTAGAGGTGACTGATACGCTTAAATGGATCTCGCAAGATTGGACGTTTGCTGAGTTTGAAACAGCCAGAGCAATCACCGCTGAACACTTAGACGAACTCGGCATAGTACTGTATCATATCGCTAAGATTAAAGAACTTGATAAGCACTACCTAGAAGCAGGAGCTAAGGCTTTAGACGGCATGAAACTGTTCTTAGAGCAGTGGAGTATGTTTGATTTAGAAGGTGATAAACAAGGGCCTACCGACATGGAAGAGCTAGCGGGCATTGATAGGCTTCAAGCATTCGGAGTTTATCCTATTCTTGAAACCATAGCGGCAAAGTTTGGGCGTTTACCTAGTGAAATAGAGAAGGAGCCGGTCGGATGGGTAATGCAAGAATACATTTACCAAAACGAAAGAAACCGTTATAGCGATAATTTGCGTAAATTGCAAGCCAAATAAGAAAAGATGAGCAGCTTTAGCCGAATTAATACAGCGTTAACCACAATAGTCACGGCACAATATCCAGCCATGTTGCAAATTATCGGCACACCTGACCAAGTAGCGCAGCAAGAACTTAACCAAGGGCAGGACATATTTGCTATTTATGCTAACTATTCACTAGTACCGAATGAAATCGAGGGAGTCACAGAGACGACTGAGAACTTTGGTTTCTATGTTGGGCGCTTAGATACATTTGATAGCGTAGCACCTGCACAGAATGCCATTACAGCCGCTTGCGATGACATAGCCAATGTAATACTTGCTGAGTTTTATAACGCGGTAGAGGGCAATAATATGTGGATGAACGGAATTAAGAAGACACCTCTTTATAAACGCGGAGCAGATACAAACTCTGGTGTATGGGTTACGGCTTCCATAACTGTAGTCGTGCCATGTTCAGTTTAAAAGATCAATTAGCTTTTAGGCAAGGTGCGTTAAACACAATCTCACAGCTTCAAAGTAATATCCGAGACAAAGCACCGACTAGCTACGGCCCTATGAATAACACGGGCGAGGCTGCATTATCTTTAAAGTATAGATGGGTAGCAGAGGATAGGGTGCAGATCTATTCCGACATGCCGAACAGGTCGTTTAATTACCTAATGACTTTAGAAAATGGTAGAGGCCCAGGTAAACCACCACCCACAGAACCTATTTTAAAATGGATACAACAGCGCGGAATTAATCCGGATGACATTTCTCAAAAGTCCTTAGCTTACTTAATAGCTAGAAAGATAGGTAATGAGGGAAGCTTAGTATTTAGACAAGGGGGTGATACTGGTATAATTAGCGAAGTACAAACTGATGCATGGATTTTTGAGAACTTTATTAAACCATTGGAGTCAGATTTAAAGAGATATTTTAACGCAATACTAGCAAACATATAATGCCTACTTATCTATACATTACCGAACCAAGCGCAAACGAAGCAGCGTATGAAAAAGACGCTTTACTTTATGAGATAGCAAACCAATACGCCATTGGAGCAGTAACAAATAACGGTGGACTTCTTCAGGTTGACATCGGGGCAACGGGTGCAGCAGAAGCCGATGACGCGGGTTTTGTTTATCTATCCATACTAGACAACCAAGATAACATTGAAACGAGCGTGGCAGTAGTTACAGCAACCACAGGCGGTGGATTGGTAACTGTAAACGTTCCGTACTCCGCAAGCTATCCAACATCTGGAAATGTTCGCATTGTTTCGGACGTGGCTTTTTCGATTGAGACAGGCTACACAGGAGAAACAGCACAACCGATAAAGACCTACGGCTTAAATCTTCGCGCTGACTTAAACGGACTTTACCGGATAAACGCAAACCAAGCCGCAATTGGTAGGCTTGACTTCTTAAGCGATCCAGATATAAACGCGGGATTTGCAAATAATACAAAGGTTTCAGTCTACCCAAATACGGTAGGGAGCAAAACACCTGTTAACGCTTTTAAACATACAGAGGGAACTACACCACAATTAACAATAGCTTACAAAGGGTGTAGGCAGTTAATAAGCTCAATAGTATCTGGAAAGTATGTAGTCGCTCTAGAATCTGTATTTACTCAGACTATTAATCAAGATGCTGTTTTAGCAATGACAGGATACGAGGGTAAGAGTTACACTATAAACTTCCAAACCTCAATTACTGATGCTGATACTACTATCACGCCAACGCCCGCTGGTAGCTGGTATAGCTTAATCACTGAAGACTCAGGGCAAACTATTACAGGGGTAGTGATTACACCCGAAGCAGCGGGTGACTATCAATTAGAATTTGTTTTTGATGACGGAGGATCTGCTTTTGATTATACTATTACTTTAACAGCTACCGCGAGCCTATCAGTTAGAACTTGCTGCAATGGTAGACTGTTCTTATTCTGGCACCCTAAAGGCGGATGGGTTTATTATGAGTTTAACTTACAAAGCGTGACCAGTGTGGATGGCGGTAGTCCTACCTTCACTCAATCGGATGACTTGATAAGGTCGATAAATTATAGCAATCAGCAAGAGGTTGTATCATTAATAGCTCCTCCAGAAAGTGAAACCATATTTGATTATCTTAATCAGATATTTCTAACCATGCAAATTTTTGAGGTAGTAAGTACGACCTACACACAGTACAACTTAACAAACGGGCAATCTAATGACAAGAACCTTAAGCCGTTCTTATCAACTTCTAATAGGTTCTCCATAGACTTAATCAAGAGTAAGATTTTAACACGTATAAACGAGGGTAAATGATCTACGCGATACTAGACAGCCAGTACAAGCTAGACGGATTTAATCCATCTGAGGTTATAAGCTTGACTTTATCAGAGGCAAAGTTTAATGACATAGTACAGCGTGGAGGATCTTTATCTAATCAAGTCAAGATAGCTAAGACCAGCAACAACCAAAAGACATTAGGTCTATTGGATGACGTGAACGCAGACACCCCGCAAGCTTACAAACTGTTTAACGCTGATTTGTATGTAGACGCATTGAAAGTGTTTAGCGGTAATGCTCAGATACTAGAAAGCAATGAGTTTTACACTATCCGGTTCTTCTCAAGTAGTGCTGGATTCTTTAGTCAGTTAAAAGGCCGTAAACTTAACACGATAAACTTAAGCAGCCTTAACCATACGTGGACGGCTCCAAATGTGAACACGCGAAGACAAACTACTACAGGCGTGGTTTATCCAAATATCAATTACGGCAGATGGACAGACGTAACTTTTGGAGCTAGAGCGCACACTGACTGGTTTCCGGCCGTTTACATTCAAACCCTTTTTGATAAGATAGCAACTGAACTAGGTTATGTCTATACACCCCTTGCAAACATGACTAGGGTTTTGCCTTTTAGTAAGAAAGACTTTACCAATAACGAAAGTATAAAAGGCAAAGTAGAAACAAGTGTAGACCAAGAGCTAACAGGATCAAGCAATCAAGCGGAGTTTTCAATAGAGACTAGCAATGCCTTTGGTTTGTTTGTGCAAAATGCAGCGACGCCAGACTATACGACACTAGATTTTGTAGGCAAAGGTAGTTTAGAAATTGAAGTATTTGTAAGCTATCAAACAGGCGTAGGTTCTGGCTTAGGTATTGCAGTTTTACAACTCTATGACATAACGTATAATAATGTTTTAGCTGAAATTTCTGTTCCACCATTAACTACAGCCTCACAAACAATAACTATCTCAATAGATAATGCTGCGGTTTTTACTACAAAATCAATAGTACTAAGAAACTTAAGCTCCGCATCTGAAATTACTTTAAAAGCAGGATCTACCTTTGAGGTGATTAGCGGTGAATTAAGCATACAGTCAGGAACTAATATAGCGATACAAGATACATTACCAGATGTAGATATTGTCACTTTATTTAAGTACATAGCAATTCAGCAAAACGCGCTTATAGTTGTAGATAACGTAGCTAAAACAATTGGCTTTATTCGGTTCAGTGATATTGCCTCTAACTTCTACAAGGCAATTGATTTAACTGCTAAGATTTCAAACGTTAACGACATCAAAAGATTATACCGTCGCAATGATTACGCGCAAAGAAATCATTTAGACTATAAAGTAGTAGGCTCAGACATAGACCCAACATCAACACCAGAAAGCCGAGGCCGTGGAACCTTTACGATTGCAGACACTAATTTAGATTTAGATAAAATTCTTTATGAGGCCCCGTTTTATAGGTCAGGAAACTTTGAGGGCTTTAAGACTAAGTTGCCAATGTTGCTAATTCCTAGATATTCAGACAATGCTTTAGCTTATAACGTGCCGGATCTTGACCCAAAAATAAGGGCGGTGGATTGCGCTATTGATACATCGTTATTAATTCAAGTAACAGCTCAGGCTTTACCATCACCACAGGCAAACGTAACCTTTGAGGGATTTAGTAAAGACATCACCGATAACTATCAAGCCTTTCTAGCGGCTTTTGATAAGTGCAAAATTATAGAAGTACCGATAACCATAAACAACGATGACCTGGCGGCCTTGAGTTTTGACACGCCTATCAGCTTGCTAGATGCCTACTGGTATATTCTAGAGATAAAAGAGTACGAAGTAAACAGACCAAGCCCCACAATATTTAAACTTTTAAGAATCTTCTAAAATGGCAGAACAAGTAGTATTAGATGTAAGCATACCGATATCAGACATACAACAGGCAGTTGCTGAAATTGGCAAAATGCGCGGTCAGGTAGAGAACCTAAAGACAGCAAACAAAGGACTTGATAAAAGTTCTGAGGCTTACACAAAGAACACCTTAGAGGTTAAAAAGCTAAATACCGAGATACGTATAAATGAGCGTGTACTGACTGCTAACACAAAAGCACAAGAAGCCAATGAAGGGAGCTTAGATCAATTGCGCGCACAGTTGTCTCAAGCATCCGTGCAGTGGGCTAAACTATCCAAAGGAGAACGCGAAAACACCGAGGCAGGCAAGAAGCTGACCAAGCAAAAGAAAGACCTTACAGAGCAACTAAAGACTTTAGAGAAAGCAACAGGAGACACAAGGCGAAACGTTGGTAACTACTCCGAGGGAATGAAGGACGCAATAACTCAGTCTGGATTATTTTCGCGTCAACAGCAGATACTTGCTACAGCGCAGAACGTAGTAACCGCAGCAACAGGCGGAGCAGTAAAAGGGTTGAAACTATTTAGATTAGCTTTAATAGCTACAGGAGTAGGTGCGTTTGTTTTGCTAATTGTTGGGTTAGTAAAAGCTTTCCTAAGTACTCAACGCGGGATGGATGCTTTAAATAAAGTACTACAGCCTTTATCTTTTGCATTTCAAAGATTGATCGGTATCTTTCAAGACGTTGCAACAGCACTAGCTGACCTTGATTTTGGTAAGGCACTAGACTCATTGCTAGGAATAGGCGACGCACTTAAGGAAGGAGCAAAAGACGGGGCTGCATTTGCTAAAAGTCAGATAGCACTTAAGCAAGCGCAATTAGCATTAGCGGAGTCTCAAGGTAAATTAAACCGAGCCTTTGCAGAACAAAAAGCAATAGTGCAAGATGTTACTAAGTCCGACGAAGAAAGAGCTAAGGCAGCACAAGAAGCCATTAAGTCTTTAAACAAAAGAACCGACCTAGAGGCTAACATACTTAAGGAACAAATCAAGCAGGCCGAATTATCCGCAGCTCAAAATGATACTGACTACGAGGCTCAAATAGCATTAGCTGATTTAAAAGGACAGCAAGATCAACTAGAAGCAAATAGGATTAAGGAAAGCTTAGAGATTCAGAATCAAGTAAACACCCTACTAAATACCGCAGAGAACAAAAAAGTAGCAGACGCTAAAAAGAATGAGGACGAAAGATTAAAGTTTACTCAAGAACGCGCAGACGAAGAAATCCGAATTGCCGAGGAAAACGCGATCCGTCAAAATCAAATAGCCGCTGCTCAAATTAAGCGCAATAACGACCTTTATCTTCTAGGTTTAAAGGAACGCTTAATAGCTGAGGAGATAACCCGCGACGAATACGACCAAAGACTTTACGAGCGTGAACTTCAGTTAATGGAATTGCAACGTGCCGCGCGTGTGATAGCAGGCCAGAACACTATCGAGATAGATAACAAAATAGCAGATCATAAAATTGCCAATATTAAGAAGGTGCAAGGCGTAGAAGGTCAAAGTTCAGATGCAGTAAAAGGCTTAAAAAACTCTGAGCTTGATACTGGCTTAAAAGTTGGTAACGAATTAGTAGCATTTACTAAAGAGGCAGCGGGTGAAAATGTAGGTCTGCAAAAGATAGCAGGAGTTGCAGCGGTAGGTATTAATACAGCTCAAGCAGTATCTAAATCACTAGCTGAAGGAGGCCCAATATTAGGGCCTGTTTTCGCAGCGCTTGCCGCAGCAAGTGGAGTTATACAAATCGCAAAGATTAACGCGACGCCTCAAAACTTTGCCGATGGTGTGATTGGTTTAAGCGGGCCAGGAACAGCAACAAGCGATAGCATACCTGCAAATTTAAGTAGGGGCGAGTCTGTGATTACAGCCGCAGCAACTACCGCATACGCTCCTGTATTGGCTCAGATGGAATCAAACGTAGGCAACCGCCCTAACTTCCAACTAGGAAAAAGGAACTTTGCAAACGGAATTATTGGAGCGGGAAATTTACCGGCTATAAGTTCGACCCGTGCAGAAACAAGGGCCGAAACTCAAGCGGTAAATCTAATGAATCAAGCTAAGATATTTGTAAGCGTAACAGAGTTCCAAGAGAAGCAGACGCAACTAGAAGACGCGAGACAGTTCGCTAATATTGTGGAATAGACACAGTTAATCCAAACCCATACTGCAAACCTTCTTGGCCGATATACTTTTGAGCGAATACATTAACAGCGACACAATCAAGCTGCCTGGATGCCATAGCCTCAAATCGTATATCGGCCCCGTTGTTAAGTACAACTAGATCCACGGCATTAGTAAATTGCACAATGCTGTTGAACTGATAGCCAACACCGCCAAGCATTAACCCGCCCCTATTGCTTACCTCGATAATTCTATGCTGCCAATTGCCGTAGTTCTTAGTCAGCCTTATAGATATTGCCTCGTTTGGCATGGACTGTATAAAGGTAAGTTCTTGAGCCGCCCCAAGTAATGAGGCAAGCAATAGTAAAGTGGTTGTAATTCGTTTCATATCCCTTTTATAATTTCAATAGTTTTATTCACGTACAGTAGATAGTTCTGTTTCGCTTTGTTTCGTTTCTCGCTTAACACGGTCAACTCAGTATAGCCCTTTTCCTTATCTCCTGACTTGATTTCTTTCAGTGCCTTAGCCATGTACTCGTTAATGGATAGGAAAGCGTCTAGGATCGTTCCCGCGTTATCGTGACGGGCTTTAAGTGTTTCCTTACTCATCGTTTGTTTTTAAAAAGTTATAAACTAATTCCCGTATAACGCTTGACATTGATTGCCCGCGTTTTGATGCTGCCTTCGCGAGCCGATCTTTAAGCGGCCCTAAGTCTAAAAGTAATTTATTCATATAAGCAAAGATATACATAAAATATTAAGCAAATACCACTTGCCTATATTCATATTGAAAGCACGCAAAATAGTGTTTTTTTTGTGTCAATTAAATTAATTGCGCGCGTGGAACCATTGAAAATTACAGGGCTTATTGGTAACAGAGAGCCTGAATTAGAGTCTATCCTTGCGGAAAACAACATAGGCGAAAACTTCACAGCTGATATGATGCGCGCGTATCTAGCCGAATCCACCACCGACGAAATACATATTATCTTAAACACCATTGGCGGCGACGTTATGCAGGGGTTTGAGATGTATGACATGTTGCAAGCTGAGAAAGCAAAAGGCCGTGAGGTAATTATGGACGGCATAGCGTACGATTCTATTGGCTTCTTGCTGTTCTTAGCAGGCACAAAGCGTAGATCTGTGAAAGGATCTAATCCACTTATTCACACCGCGTGGCTTCACCCTTCACAGTTAGGAGATACGCCATTGAATGCGGAGGTACTGCGCGAGATAGCAGACAGCAATGAAGAAGCAGATTTTGCAATGCTTACCGAGTACACACGGATAGCAGGCCGCGATAATATGCGAATCCTTCAGGACCTAATGCGCAACGAAACGCAGTTAACCGATCAGCAACTACTAGAGTACAATTTTGCCACTGAGATTATTGCACCAATACAAGCGATGAAGTTTCAGAACGCTGCCGTAAGCTATAACCCGAAAGCATTAAAAGCGCTTAAGGGTTTAGCCTCGAAAGATTACGCAGATGTAATAGCGGTAAAGGATGGCAAGATATTAATGATACAAAGATCCTTAACCGATGATTTTGAGGGCGGCAAGTACGCTTTTCCCGGTGGTAAGATTGAAGAAGGAGAAGAACCGATTGACTCTGCAAGACGTGAGTTTAATGAGGAGACAGGGCTAACCGCAACAAACATAAGCTTCTTAGAGGCTATCAAGAACACCGACGGAACCACTAGCTACTACTACTCCGCGAGCGTAGAGGGTGAACTTAATCCTAGTGCGCGCGAAGTCGAGGTAATTGATTTTTACGACTTAGAGCAAATTAAAACGCTGCCTATAATTATGGACAGCCTAGCGAGATACGAAGACTTAATTTTAAAATCAGAAACGATGAGCGACGAAGTAAGCGCAATCAAAAAGACGTTGAACGCATTACTTGCGCGCGTCACAGGCAGTTCCAAGAACATGACCTTACCCCTCGAAGGAGACGGTGAACTATTTATATTTTCCGAAGATGGGGAGATAGAAGGTAAACGAGCCGTAATCGCTGAAGGTGGTCAACCAACTGAAACACCTGCACCCGCTGGCCCTCACAAGCTTAGAGACGGCAGAGAAATCACAGTAGGTGAAGGTGGTGTTATCGAGTCAGTATCCGAGTCCCCAACCGATGCACTAGCTGCAATGGAAATGGAAAAGGATAAGATGGCCGCAGACTTAGAAGCTGTTAACATGGAGAAGGAAGAAATGAAGATGGCATTAAGCGCGGCTAAAACTGAGCTTGATAAATTCAAAAACGAAACCGCTCTATCCTTAAAAGCTTTAACCGCTGAGATTGGCAACCTTAAACAAGTTGTACCGGGTGATGATGATGACCTAGCAACAAGAACAGTTAAGAACTTTAAGACAAACAAAGAAGAGTTTGCGAAAATGAAGCCAAGCGAAAGACGCCTAGCAATGACAATCGCATCACGTAAACAAACAAAATAACCTAAAAAAGATATGGCAGCAAATCCAACTTTCTCAAATAAAACCTACGCAGGTGAATTCTTCGATGAATTATTTGGCCCCGTAGTATTAGACCCAGCAGGATTAGAAGATGCTGGTCTAGCAACAGCTATCGACCGTTCCAAATTCAAAGAGACAATCTATGAAGGAGATGACACGGTAGAGCTTCAAGACGCTTCTCCAGATTACACTAGCCAAAGTTCTACGGCTAACATCGACGAGGTGAACCTTGACCTAGTAGCTTATGACTTTAACAAGACTATCAGCTTAAACGAGATCCGCCAAAGTTGGTACAGCTCTAAATTAGCCGCTGGATCTTTAAATGATTACACCTACGACGAGTTAGTAGATATGTATATCAACAACATCTATGTGCCTAAATTAAAGCAAGCACAAGATAACCTAGTTATCAATGGCAAGACTGGTTTAGATTCTACTGTAGGTTCTTATAGCTTCTCTGCTACCTATAACGGTTTGTACTCTTTATTCAATGCCTCAAGTGCTTTGAACAAAGTAAGCATTGCAGCTGACAGCATTAACATTGCAACAGTTGTAAAAGGTACTACTACCGTTTTAAACGTTGCTAGTGATGCAAACGACAGCCTAGCTGTAAACAACATCATGTCTATTCGCGGTGCCGCTGGTACTGGCTGGTCTGCGATCAACGGTGACTTTGCTGTTGTCGCAATTACTGCTACTACAATTACCATTGCCTTAGACACAAGTGCTTTAACAAGTGGAGACTATACCGGTACTTCTGCTTCTATTCAGTTTATCAACGCTCTGAACATTATCAAGAAAGTAGTTGCTCACGTTCGCTCTTTGCCTGTGCAAGTACGTCGTAATGGTGTGAGAATCGCTATACCTGCTCACCTTGAGATGGAATGGCAATTCGCAAACTCTGAGGTACAACAAAACGGAGGCGCTTACTACCAACGTTCTTACGGGTTGAATCTTAATGAGGTTCAATTAATAGTGCTTGATAACGCTCCTGCGAATACAATGGGATCTTGGGATGCAAGCCGCGTGTTTTACGGATACGATTTATCTGATGATTACAGCAATGTTCAGGTATTGTGGCAAGGTGATACCACTGGAGATAAAGTTTACCGCGTATTAGGTAAAATGAAGACCGGTGTTGCTATTACTAAGAAATTTCAGAACGAAATTACACTGTCTACACCAGACGCATAATTAATAGGGGCGGTGTCATGCCGCCCTTTTTTTCACCTTAAAAATATTTCATTATGTGTGTAACATCACTAAGCACGTCCTTAGCTGGATTGTGTGCCGCTGTCAAAAAAGCAGGCGGAGTAAATAAAAAGATTTACGCTTTTAGCGTTAAAGACATTACAGGTGTGACTTTTGAGTCTGATGGTACTGTATCAGCTTTAACTTTTGCATCTACAAAGCAGTTGGTTTCTTTTACCGGTCGCGTAGCTAAGAACACAGCAAGCGAGCCAATCACTGCCGAGGGCGAAGGGAATGTAAATATATTCGCTCACACTGTACAGCCTGTATTATTTCACTCTACACAAGCCGACAGAGTAGCGATCGAGCAGTTATTTGCTTTAGACCAAGCAGTATTTTTAATTCCAATGAGAAGCGGCCAGATTTTAGTTTACGGACTATCAAACGACACCGAGACTATTCAAGATTTTGGAATGAAACTAGCTGAAGGAGATGACGCAGTAGGTTTAGAGTTAAATGATATGAATGCTCAGACTTGCACCTTTGCTGGAAACATGCTTCACAAGGCTATTATCTGGAATGAGGCACAGACCTACGCTCAGAACATTACAGCTATTGAAGCCTACTTAACACCAGCCGCTTAATGTTGGCGCTTAGAAAAGAGTACTACGGGAAGACAGTTGCTGTAGTAATTAAAGAAAGGTCTTACACTATTGATAAAGACTTTCACGGGCGCTACAGCAATGCTAAGGATCTTATCGAAGACAATGCTGAGCTAATGAGCAAGTACTTTGAAATCGAAGCGCCTGAGCCTATTAAGCAAGAGAAAGTTAAGCCGGTAAAAATAACCAAAGCAAAAGCCGCTAAGTAATTAGCGTGCTTTTTCTTATACTCAAAACGGAATGCCTCAAAGTTTATCATTAAAGAATCTACTTGCCTCAATTAAAGATAGGATCACCCAAGACGGGCGGTACTACTATTGGGGTACACAGGACGATTTCCCAAACATTATCATTGATAGTGTAAACGACTCAGGAACCGCGAGAGAGTGTGTAGATAAACTTGAGACTTTTATCGCGGGTGGTGGTATTCAAGACAAGGCTTTTATGGAAACGCAAGCGAACCCCAACCAAACATGGGGCGAGCTAGATGCGGCAATTAATCGCGAGGTTTCATACTTTGACGGCATACCTATTCGAGTAATATACAACGCGGCAGGACTTCCCGCCCGTCATTACCTTGTACCTATTCAGAACATACGTCGTCGCTTTGATGGTAATTTTGTTTATGGTGATAGCTTAGGAGATCCAACCGGTTACAGAATGTTCTCAAATAGAGATCGCGAAATTATACCAGCTTACGGAACGCACAAGACACCAGACGAGATTCGCAAGATGATCGCTAAACAGATGGCAAGATACGGCCGTCAAATTGGAGAGCTGCTTTACATCTATACTCCTGGAGTTGGTTTGAATTATCAATACTATCCTGTTCCTAAATGGTCGGCAGGTCTAAACGATATTAATGCAGATGCCGCTTTATCTTTGCACGAAGAAAGCCAAGTATCAAATAGCTTTAAAGCGGGCGTAATCATACAGACTAGACCGCTAAACAAAGAGATTAAAGATGAGGCAGGATTTACGGAGTACGACTATTTTAAAGCAGAGTCCGAAAGGTTTTGCTCTCCAGATGGTTCTCCTATCCTACATATTGAAACCTTAAACGGTGAGGCTAGTGCAAGCGTAACACCGCTAAACATTCAGCACCAAATGGATGCCACAGAGAAAGCTACCGACAGAATAGGTCGCAAGGTTTGCCGGTTGTTTGGTGTACCTCCTTCTATTGCGGGATTCTCTACAGCGGGAAAATTGGGAGATAATCAAGAACTAGTAAATTATATGAAGCTATTTAATCTTACTCTTAAAAAGAAGTGGGATCTAAAAACGCGAATGTATAAAGCACTGTTCCCAAATATCCCAATCGAGAACTTTGAGACTAAGCCGCTAGATTTATTTAGCTTCTTACCAGATAGAGTTCTTGATAGAATGACCGATGAACAAATTAACCAAGCTTTTGATTTGCCCACAGTTGATGCTCAAGGATTAGAGGGGCCAGTAGCACCAAGGCAAGCGGTTGAGGTAAACGAGCATCTCAAAACTTTATCAGGTAAGCAGCAACAGCAACTAGATCGCATAGTACGCAAGTTTGGAAAAGATCAATTAAACCCAACACAAGCAGTAATGCAATTAACTAGCGGGTTTGGGTTTACAGAAGACGAAGCTAATGCCTATCTAGGAATAGAACCAGAACCATTGAACACGCCAGTAGAATGAAGATCATTATTAATTCAGATATGAACATCTGGACACCTTACGCGAGTTCTACGGCTAGTTCATTGTTAGACCCATATATAACTAGAATAAGCGATAGTTTAGGCGCTAAGATATCAGATGCAGCAGTAACTAAAATACTATCATTCACACGTGACGACGGGGCTGACTCTGCTACAGCCATGTATCAATTCTGGAATACTTATGTACGCCCTTATGTAGTGCTGCGTATCTTCACAGATATGTGCGCGACTCATGGATTTATTTTATCGGCTACAGGTGTGGTTTCATTTACAGACCGAGACAACACAAGCGCGCCCGTATCAGAGGTAAGCAGAGGAATGTTAGTTAGACAATACACTAGCCTAAGAGAGGATTATTTAACCCGTTTAATGTTTTATTTCGACTCGGTAAACGGTATCTTTGACGGGGTTACATACGAAATTAATCAAGAGAAATACAGCACCGTAAAAAGTGCGCCAATATTTAACGCAATCGGTAGCGTAAATGCCGAGATAGTAAGAAACAATAAATTTAGATTATGAATCAATACATGCAATTAGCCGAGAAGGGCTGGGTAGATGTCGCTTCAGGCACTACAGTAACTGGTTTCTTTTATGCTATCAAAGCAGCACAGAGAGCAGATGCAGACGCCACGGTAATAATGGCGCTTCCTGCTCCCGCTTCTTACACTCTTGAACTATTAGCTAGTGAGTTTGAGTTCGGGCCGTTTACGTCTATCAATTGCACCGCTGGAACTATCCGCGCTTATATTGATACAAAGCCACCTAAGTAATGATGCTTGGCTTAGGCTTAGGGCTTCAGTTTAATAGGCGGGCGTCAACCGTAGCTTCATTCATCGCGCAATACGGACAGCCCGCAGTTGGTTTAAGTTTCCGTGACTTGCTCGGTACTGATCCAGTTATTGCATTGGTAAGGCGTGACAGTGATGATGCGGAGTTATCCTTTAAAGTTTCCGAGATCACAGACGGTACACTATTGACTTGGGTTGGTGCTGGGAATAATGGACTTGTAAGAACTATGTACTCGCAAGGTAATTCTATTACCGCGCAGCAAGCAACGGCAAGCAATCAACCTTTATTAGTGGTTAACGGAGTTTTGCAAACGGAAAACGGTCTGCCGATTATGAGGCGTAATGGTGCTTCGGGAGAAATGTTAATAAACTATAATGTTAATGATGCAGTTGCAAGGAGCTTCTTTTATGTTGGGAGAAACGCGGGGCATGATTTTGTTTTATTGGGAAATAATGGAGCCGACAGGACATATATGGCCTCAGAAGGATCTACTAGTACATCGATAAACGGTAACCCAACAATTACAAGTCAAAGATTAAATGCCGCATCATGGGGAGTTACAACTAGAGGAGGGCTATATAGCGATTTGCTTAATCAGTTTTTAGTTGTTGTTGAATTATCTTTTAATTTTGGTACTACTTCATTAAACATAGGCTACAATAACGTATCTTTTTCTATGATTGACACCCAAGAGGTACTTGTCTACGAAAACAACACAGACAACGCGGGCAAGGAAGCAAATTCAAGTGCTTACTGGATGACACCTAGATTACTATTAGAAGAAGGTGGTGGCTTTTTATTACAAGAAAACGGATCGAAAATAATACTTTAAAAAAATAATATAAAATGGCAGACTCTAAAATTTCAGCACTCCCAGTAGTTACTGCGGTAAATACAGCGGCACTAATCCCAATTGTTCAAAGCGGGGTGACTAGTCAGGTCACAGCCTCCAACTTTTCAATAGAAACTATCAGAAGGGCCGACCACGTAATAACAACAGTTGCAACTACTCAAACATTAAACCTTAGCACTACCGCGACGATTAACGTTTTAGTAGTATCTGATCCAGGTTTAACAGTTACGGTTCAATTCCCTACTGCTCCACTTGAGGGGCAAATTGTAGAGTTTACAACCTTGACCAATACAGTGACCTTGATAGTTGGCACGGGTGGGACTTTCTCAGTAAACCCAAGTTTTGCGGGCGCACCTGTGGCGGGATTTAGTGCAACTTATGTCTACGATGATAGCGATGATACTTACTACAAAATAGCTGGAACCTAGAAGACATGCACTACATATTCAACACAATATCAGCGGCAAAGAAATACGATAAGGACGTAACCGCATTGCATAACTTCAAGACGACTAGCAATTGGGCAACACCAGTTAAGCACCCGACCCAAAAGAAGTGGGCGGTGCTTGCTAGTCCTAAGTTAGTGTTCTCAAGTAGAGAACCGCAAGAGTTAACAACTGACTGGTTTACTTTTGGCGAATGATTACGCAAACATTTTTATTAATATTCCTATTTGCTTTTCTCTTTGCCGCGTGCCGTGAGTTATCGGAACACGGTAAAGAGGGCGGCTTTATCGGTTTTCCTGATTGGTGGAATACGCCATTAATCCACAGGAATAAATACATCTGGAATAAGAAATACCTTCCCTTTTTACCAAATAATATCGGGCAGTTCATTTTTAGAAAAGTGCTTGTTTGGCTTACGGATGCGGAACACTTCTTTCAGTTCTTAAGTTTGCTATGCGTCTTGGCTATGGTCTTAATATTAAGCGGTTGTGAATTGGTTTTAGTTGCTTACCTTGGCCAAGCCTTAGCGGGCTTACTTAAATCCTTTACTAAAATAAAATGAAATTAACCGAAAACTTTAGCTTACTTGAATTTATAGATTCACGCTTTTTTAATGAAGCTGAAAAGAAACGAGCACAAGAAAGCTACGAAGAAAATAAATTCGAATTAGAACCAAACCTAATCACCTTAGTAGATAACTTACAAACGCTTAGAGACCATCTAGAGGCGCGTATTGATATCAATATTAGTTACAGACCTAAGTGGTACGAACTAAGCAGAGGGCGCACGGGCAAGAGTCAGCACGTACCACTAAAAGCGGCTGACATTTCGGTAATCGGTTGGACTCCTGGAGATGTTGCAAACGAAATTGAGGCGCTAATTAAAGCGGGCAAGATGACAGAGGGAGGAGTAGGTAGATACAAGACCTTTACCCATTACGATATAAGAGGAACGGCAGCACGTTGGGTAGGATGAAGGAGCATTTAGATACAATCAAAGTTTGGCTCATGTCCATAGGCGGGGGATTACTAACATTAACAGAGGCGCTTGGTGAGATAGCTAGTGCAGTCGGAGCAATTGCAGCGGCAATTTATACGATATACAAGCTAGTGATACTGCACCAAGAGAATAAAAAGAAATCAAAATGAGTTGGATTAGTTGGTTAGTCGGGAAAAGTGATAAGGGGATAGTCGATCAAGTTGCTGATGGTATAGATAAATTCGTTTATAGCGGAGAGGAGAAAGCAGAAGACCAAGCGAAATGGGAGAACGAAGTTACCAAGAGATGGCAGGCGGACAGTGAGGCACCGATTACACGACTTACTAGGCCGTTTCTGGTTATATTTACAACCGTAGTTATATTTGTATTCGGGGCTTTAGATGCGAGCTTAGAGGGCTTTAAAATTAGCCAGCAGTATCTTGACCTATTTACTATCACTTGGACGGTAATGATAACGGCCTATTTTGGTGGGAGATCATTTGAAAAGGGGATTGTCAAGAAAAAGTAGTATATTAGCCATTCAATAACGGATTGTTTTTAGATGTTTTCATAGTGCATGTTTAAATTTGGTTGTAAGCCTCGGAGAAATTCGGGGCTTTTTTATGTTGTGTAATTAATATATTAGTATTATATTGCACCTATCAAATAACAACAAAAAGACCTATTGCTAGGCATTTTTAATTATGAAAAATAAAATTAAAAAAGGGATGATTGTAAAACGAATACACTCCGAACATGGGAGCATGAAAGTTGGAGATGTGTCAACTGTGATAGATGTAGTTAAGAACTCTGCTAAATTAAAAAAAGATGGTTTTAGACAATATGAGCACGACGTAAAAAGGCTGGTGATATTCGATGAATGATTCTAATTGTGCCTAACGTTAAGAATAAACCCTCGTTTTAATGGGGTTTATTTAGCGTTAGCTAAAGTAAAAATTATAAATATGAAAACAAGAAAAGAAGAAACAAGAGAACATTTAAAATCATGCCAAGAGAAATTAAAAACAGTACCCGAAAAACATCACGCTTATTGGAGGCAAGAAATTAAAAGGTGCAATAAGTTTCTTTATGGTAGCTAACAACCATACACACCTCTAACAACTCCCCATGCAGAATACGACCTAGTATATTAATAAGCCCGACTTTAATTAGTTGGGCTTTTTTATGTTGTATATGTAAAATAATAGTATTACATTTGCCTAACTAAAAACAACACTATGACATTCACAGAGAAAGCGAAAGCATTTAACCACCTCGTTATCGCGTGGCAATCCGACACCGAAAAAGTCCGCGTAATGTTTCAGGAGCAGATCAGCATCTGCCAGCGGTTACCCGTTGAACATGCACGGCTAGAACTTGAGATAGGCATCTTGCACGAGGTTAGCCACCTGTTAAAATTCAAATTAAACAATCCACCTAAATACAAATAAACAAAGACCTATCAAGGCAATTTCAATTATGAGTATAAAAACAACATATGACATTGAAAGACAAACGGCAATAGCGGTTATATTAAGTAAAATTAATAATTGTTCAAATAATCAAATTGCCAGTATTTTATTAGAGTTTGATGAGAGTTATTTTAGAAACTATTGTGTAAGTGAAAATCTACCTAGTGAAGATGATGGTTATTCAATAAAAAATATTAGTGAATTTTAACTAGTTAAATTAAACAATCCACCTAAATATAAATAAACATGAGCAACGAGAAAACACACTGGATGCAATCACCAAATAAAAACTACCTCGGACACTGGGACTTACCAGAAAGCGGTGAGCTGATACTGACTATTGAGTCAGCACAATGGGAAGCGGTTACTGATCCCGTAAGCAATAAAGTAGATTCTAAACGAATAGTAAAGTTTCAGGAAGAAGGTGTTAAGCCTTGGATTTGTAACGCAGGTAACGCAATAGATATTGTAAAGTATGGCGGCGTAAAGTTTATGGAAGACTCTAAAGGGGTTCAAATTTGCTTATACATTGGTGAATGGACTGATCGAAAAACAAAGGAAAGCATGGATGTTGTTCGGGTTAAACCTATTCCTGTTTACACACTTGAGGTATTAATAGCGCTAAGGGATGAGAAGTTTAAGCTTATGCCAGAAAGCTTAGAAGAGCGGTTAAATGACATTGTAATCAATCAAGAGGTAAGCTCATATGCTAAGACCATTAAGTACTTACAGGCCCTTAAATGATTACTAGAGTAGCCAACTTTAGCAGCTCAAGCGCACATAGATTAATAGGTGTGGGTAAGCGATCAATGACAAAGGACGAACTAGCCGCGAGACCTAAGAAGGGAGTTGGTAGTTCAGTAAAGCAAATTGAAGATCCTAAGATATTAGGCACGACTACCCTATCCTATATCAAGGAAAAGGTAAGAGAGGAGAAACTAATGAGATCCTTAGAAAGTGAAAGTCACGCAAGACCTTTAACATGGGGTAAGGTCATGGAGCGTTATGTCTTCGAGCGCAAGTTAGATATGAATTATCGCGACGGCAACCAACAAGGCCGAGTGGAACATAAAACCATAGCACGATGGAACGGCATCCCTGACGCTTTACGGGCTACGATAGATAATAACATAGTAGGAGATATCAAATGCCCGTGGAGCTTAACTGCTTACTGTGATACAGTCGAAGCGATAAAGGCGGGGCTTGATGTTTACAAAGTAGATAAGGCAGAGAACTATTGGCAGTTAGTTAGCAACGCTTGCCTACTTGAGAGCAAACTAGATATTGAGTTTGACCAAGGCGAGAGTATTATTTACGTGCCTTACGCTAGTGAACTGCCAGACATTAGAGATTGGATTAGTCAAGACTTTGTACCAGAGGCCGAGGGGTTAACGCCTTTCTTATGCGAATGGATCTATAATCAAATAGTCGGCTTTCTTACGGACGGGCAAGAGCCTAGTTTTCCCTACTTAGTGGACGCATCAGAATATAAGGATTTAACCTCCTGGACTTTTGACATTCCGCAAACAGACAAGGAACTATTAACCTCTCGCGTAGAGATGGCAGTGAAGGAACTTAACAAACAATTAAATAACAAGTAATGAGACAGACAACAAAAAAGTGGTTTGAAACGATCGAAGACCCAAAAATCAGAGCGAAAGCAATAGCTAATACTAGTACTCATAAACTTAAAACTAATCGAGATTCTTTAGTATTAAGCTTATACAGTGCTTTTTCATGGATTTCCTCACCTGAAGGGTATGAATACTGGAGTGATTTTATAGACACATTAGAAACAAAATAATGAACAACACAATACTAGACCACGTTCTAACCGTGGTTTGCAAATCGTACAAGGTAAGCCGCGATGACATGACCGCAAAGCAAGACGCGGGGCGAGGCGGGAACGATGACATAACTAAGGCCCGTGGCGCTTACATGTTTATAAGCTCAGAGATTGGTATCTCCGGAGTGGTTGCTTCTAAGTACATAGCCCTAAACAAAGGGAACGCGAGTACGTACCGGACTAAGTTTATAATGAACGCGGACGACGTACTTAAGCAGAGATTGAGATTAGCTATTAACCGAAAATTAAAGTAAGATGAAACAGCAAACGAAAACCGCGATAATGATAACGACCTGTACCTTGCTCTCATTCCTTGCCGCGTACTTTATCGCAATCGAAAGCGGGAAAGTCAACCCATTAGTAAACGCCTTTATTATTTACGGGGTCTGTTTATTATTGGGATTAGCTGCGGGGTTTGGGGCCGTTGCCTTATCTTTGATTATTGCACCGATTAAACAATTTAACAAATAAATTATGAAAGCATTACACTATTTAGGGATGGTAATAGGACTAACATCAATGGCTCTGGGTTGCCTTTGGTTTGGTTGGAAATTATCGTTAGTTATATTCCTCGCCTTATGGGGTCAAAATATGTCAAAAAAACAAACAATTAAATAACAAACATGGAAATAACAGGAATCATTAAGCGCATCTCTAAAA